AAGGTACGCTTTAACTCGTTAATTTTTGTCTGTGCATCTACCGGTACAATAAAGCCGCCCTGTTCATTGGTACCTTCCCGTAAATCACTCGCGACGTTCTGCACAAGCATCTGCTTTGCCGCTTTAATTTCCGCTTCGTTCAGCGCGCCGCGGCGGTTACGGAGAAGCTGCGCCAGTACGTGCGTTGTATCGACATCTTCCGGCGCAGGGTCTTGCTTACCTTGCGCTGCCGGGGGCGGCGCTACGGACAAGTCCTGTACTTCCTGCAACAGGTCAAACTCCCGCTTCAATCCGCGCAATTCGTCCGTTACCGCTTCCGCGTCATCGAGACGGTTTTCTTTAAGCAAATCCTGAATGCGTGTTTGTTTCTCTGCCATTTTCTGGCGTAATTCTCTTTCTTTTTCTGTCATTGATTGATTCCTCCTTATTTCAACAACTCCAACTCAATTGCAAGCCGGCGCTTGCGAGTTTCTAGCTCTTCCGTGCCGTTCGCCGCCGTATCGTCCGCAGTTTTCGCCGCGCGCACGGCATCCGGCATGGACTTGAAATTCACACCCTTACTGCAAGCGACCAGCTGTACATCGGATGCTTCGACAGTAATATCAAATATCTCCGCAGCTTCTGCTGCCGTGTACCATGTTTCGGTTTCCACGGCGTCGTGGATCGCTTCGGGTGTCACACCCTCACGGGCTCGTTCAAGATACGTCTGCTCGATACCGTCCTGTACCGTATCAAGCATTGTGGCCACCCGCAGCATGTCGTCGGCGTTCCCCCGTGCCATGGCGCTTGGCTTATGAATCATCAGGAATGTGTTGCTCGGCATCCGTCGTTCATCGCACGCCATGAAGATGACACTTGCAATAGACGCCGCCCACCCGTCCACGACGCCGACGGTATGCCCATCGTGCCGTTTTATCATATTGGCAATAGCCATCCCCGCCGGAACGCTACCACCGTCTGAATTGATGTAAATCGTAAGGTCTTTTCCTTGTAAGCTTTCGAGCTTTTCTCGTACATCAACCGGCAGCACGTACCCGGCAAAGGTCTTTCCGTCACACTCCGACAACCACGCCTTCATATCATCGTCGACGATATCGCCGTGGATATACACCTCGGCCGACTGAGGCGTCTCGTTTTTCACCGTAAGACAGCTTAATTTATTCGTCTTGTTTTCCATTTTCCCCCTCACCTCCTTTCGATGCGTCTTGTTGCCCGACTTGATCGAGCGTGGTATAGTTCAGCGACACGAAATGCTTATCCCCGTTCTTACCGATGCCGTCCATTTCTTCCATCTCACGAATTTCGTTGATGGTGTAAATACCGTTATTTAGCATGTCTCGGTAGTATCCGGCACGGGCGGTACTGTCACCGCGAAGTTCGGCGGCTGCATTAAATTTGACATAAAAAGAAGCCCTTTCCGTTTCGGTAAAGAGCTTATAGTTTATTTCTTGTTCCCATTGGGTAAATATCGGTAACAGTGTGGTTTTAATGTAATCAAGGCCCATTGCTTCGGCGTTCGCGTATGTCGCTCGGTCAAGCTGTGCGAGTTTATGCGGCGGCACGCGATACACTTTAGCAACTTCCGTTATGCCGAATTTTTGTGTATCAAGGAATTGCGCCTGATCAAGCTGCATACCGAGCTGATGAAAGTCCAGCCCGACATCAAGAACGGCGATTTTTCCCGCATTATCGCTGCCGCTATTCAACTTCTGCCACTCTTCCCGGACGCGCTGCTTTGCCTCGCGGTTAAGCTTTGTCGCTGTTTTCAATACCCCGCTTGATAGTGTGCCGTTGCGATAAAAGTCACTGATAAACGCCTTTGTCGCGTTTTGGCTGTCAAGCTCGTCAACGAGTGTCTTCCACGGCGCTACCCCGATAATACCGTCCCTTGTGAACGCTTTGAAATGTAGCACGTCTTCCGGAGCGAGGTCGTACATCTTACCTTGGGCGTTCTGTGTCTTATACCGCAGTTGCCCAGTTGACGTGTCCAGCTGTACCGTCGTTCGTACAGGGTCGAGTGGCCAGAGTGCCGCAGGGTATCCGTCCGCCCCCCATTCGATATACGCAATGCCGTTGCCGTATATGCCGATATGGCCCTGCATGGTCTGCTTGAACACAAATGCTGACATGAACGGGTTCGGCCGCTCATACAAGAGCCGGGCAACGGGATGCTGCATGCCGATGTTTTTCTTCTGCTTGTTAAATGTGTGTATCGGCAGCTTACCAATATCATCAGCAAGTATGGAAACGCAAGCGGCTACGTTTGAATTTTTCGCCGCCTTCTCCGGGGTGATTGTTTCGCCGCCGCCCAACGCGTCGATTAACCGCTGCACCGGGTTAAGCAGCGTCCCGGTGTCGCCGCCGATGAACAGTTGCCCCCCGCCGCCGCGATTGCGGATCCAGTTACGAACGAACATGTTCATCTACTCCTTTACTCTTGCCGTTGGACAGGGTGTAGCTTATAAGATACGCCCCCGATAAGCACTCAACAGCCGCCGTATATAAAGCAACAACAGGACTCACGTACGAGCCCGCAATAACCAGCAGCACGAATCCGGCAATCAGTAATATGTCATCGATATACCCTTTGATTATTTTCATAACTCCTCCTTATAGGCTAAACTCGTCAGACAGCACGTAATCGCTCAAATCTTCTTCGGCCATAACGTGTGCCCGGCTGAACGCGTTGATGACCGCCGCTATCGGGTCGATACGGTTCGTTGATTTTTCTTTATCCAGCATGATATTCTCGTTATGGTCACGCTTCGTTACCGCGTTGCTGATTGCCCAATCCAGCAGCGGATTCGGCTCATGCAAGATGTTATCCCGATACGCCTCTTCCCGGAATGCTTTTGTCGGTTCGGATAATGTCCTCATGCCCTGCCTGACCTCAACGGTCATAATGCCCTGCGCATCAAGTTCTTGCGCAAAGTGCGTTGCATTATACGGATCGTAACAGACTTCCCGGAGATTCACGCCGAGCGTGTCAACTTGCTCCCGAATCCACGTACTGATAAACCGATAATCGACAACATCCCCTGGCGTTATTGTAAGATACCCGGCGCGCGCCCATGCCCGATACGGGATCTTGTCGGTCTTTTCGTGCGCTGCGATCGTCTCTTCCGGGATAAACCCGTGCGCCCGCACGAGGTATTTCGTCGTTCCGTCGTCATCAAGCGGCATAACAAGTGCTGCCGCCGTAAGGTCAATACGCCTCGACAAATCGACTCCGACATATACGTCGTACCCGTACGGATCGACGGGCAGCTCTGTAATCGCGCCTCTTTCCTTCCATTTCGCCATGTCTATATAAGACATCGCCGACTGATTTACCCAGAGATCCATATTTTTGGTTAAAAACGACTCCATCTTTTCGGGACTCTCAAGTGCCGACGCCAGTTTACTTCGGATATTAGCTAGCCCTTCAGGGTAAGCGGCAGCTATCGGGTTGGCCTTTATCCAGCACTCTTCGTTTTTTACGTCATCTAACAGGGTTCCTTCATCATCTCGATCGAGTTCATTTACCATACAAAAGTAATCGACCACGTCAAAATCAAGGGCCGGGTTTAAAATCTTCTCAACGAGCGGATA